AAAAGAAACAAATTTCTAAGATGGCTGCCGGTGGTCTGGATGTAAATCCTTTAAATAGCAAGCTTAAGGAATATGCTGATGCCATTAAGTCTCAAGTTACAGACAAATGGGCTCAGCGTTTGAGGGAATTCAAGGTTGAAAATGCCAACATCCTTGCTGAAGTAAACGGTGATTATGTTAATGCGGCCAACGTAGAGTATGAATCTACAGTAGAAGGTCTCAAAAAACAAAGAACCGAAAAGCTTAATAGTATATCTAAATACCAGGATGATATGGAAGCTCAAAAGCAGGTTGATGATTGGTATAACAATAGTGTTCTTAAGGCTGCCCTGGATAAAGATAAAAAAATCAAAGAAAGCCACGATAGACTTATGCAGCAGTTAGCGGAACGTGGTGATGTTCAAGGTGTGGCCAATGAGCTTAATAACAATCCACAAGCCGGTATATCTTCCCAGCAATTCTCCGGCCAGCAGAAATTAGCTCAGGCTTATGTAGACTTGTGGAACGAAGCTCACATAAGTATAGAAGAGAATTTGGCCAATGCATCCAAAAATATGTATGAAACATTATCATCTTCCGTAGCTGATTTTATCAGAGGAACAAAATCGGCGATGGATGTAGTGCATGATTTTGGTAATTTAGTTTTAGATACAATAGCGCAGATAGTAGCTAAAAAGTTTGCGGCTAACATGGTATCTGGCCTGCTTGGTAGTATTATGGGCGGAGGCGGCGGAGGAGCTGGTAGTATTACTTTTGCTGGCAGCGATACTGCTTACAATCTTCTTACTAGCGCTAGGCCGTTTGCTTCTGGAGGTATTGTTACAGCTCCAACATTGGGCCTTATTGCCGAAGCCGGCAAATCAGAAGCCGTAATGCCGTTAGATATGCTGGGAAGTATGATTAATTCAAAAGGCGGCGGAGTGCAGGTCAATATTACTAATAATAAATCTGATGCCGATGTTAAGGTAACTTCTGCAAAATACGATGAAGGACTTAATAAAACTATTTTGTCAATCGTTATTAACGGAGCTGCCCAGAATACAGATAATTTTGGTGGCAACCTAAAAGCTGCTTTATTAGGAGGTTAATATGGAATATGTATTTCCTACTGATTTTCCGGAACCGAATATCGCTGCGGCAAGCGATTGTGGAGAATCCTTTAAATTTAAGTCAGAAGATGCAGTTGTTAGCACTACGACTGATGCGAACTACAAGCAAACAAGGCCCAGGGCAACACGAAAGATTAGAACCTGGACATACAGCTGGAATGGTGTATCAAGTGCAGATTTTGCCAAGCTCCAAACTTTTTGGAATTCGGTAGGGCGTTATCAGACATTTAGCTGGACCAATCCAGAAGATAGCGTTACTTATACAGTACGCTTTTCCCAAGGTTTGGATAAAGAATGGCAAGAGAACTATCCCTATGGATGGCAAGGCAGCTTAGTTTTTGAGGAGGCTTAATCAATCATGCGTGTATGGAATATGGCTTATATACTAGAAAAAAATAAGCTGTCTAGCGATGCTCCATGGCTGGCTCTTCTTAAAATAACTCATAAGAGTTTAACTGAACCAATCTACTTGGCCAGAAACAATGAGGATGTTACCTGGTATGGCCATACATGGACTAGGTTTCCGATTGAATTTGGAAATATCACCCAAGATGGCAAAGAACAGCCAACCATAACTCTTAAAATATCTAATATTGGCGGCTTAGTAGAATCCTATATTCAGCAGTATAACGGCTTTACGGATGCTGAAATCACCATCTATGTTGTTCATGCCAATCATTTAGACTGCCTGGATGCAGCGCTTGAAATAACTTACAAATGCGACTTTACCAGGTTTGATCCTCAATGGGTTACTTTCGAGCTTACTGCCGAACACGATATGAATTACAGATTCCCACCCAACACTTACATGAAAGACTTTTGCCCGTTTAAATTCAAAAGTATTCAGTGTGGCTATGCAGGAAGTGAGACTTCCTGCAATGGCACACTGGCACAATGCAAAATTCCTTCCCGGTTCGGTGGTGAACCTGGTGTGGACAGTGGCAGTTAGGAGTTAATCATGAATTATCAAAAATTTGTGGGCATACCATTTAAGGATGGCGGCAGAGATAAGAACGGCGTAGACTGCTGGGGCCTAGTAAAGCTTATGTATAAGGAACTTGGCATTGACCTACCGGAATTTTACATCGGTGCGATGCAAACTCTCAAAATTGAAAATGCCTTGAAAAGCAACGAAAAAAACTGGACTAAACTAAGTGAGCCTGAAGCTCCTTGTTTAGTCCTTATTAATATATCTTGTGGCGTGTGGGCTGACCATGTAGGCTTCTACATTGGCGATGGTAAATTCTTGCATTGTTATCGGCATACAGGCGTATGTATTGACCGCCTGAACCATTGGAAAAGCAGAATTATAGGATATTACAAGCCGGGGTGGATTAAATGATTAAGATGGCTATTATTCCTAATCCTTTTGAACCTTATTTTAAGAGGTTACAAGATGCGGAATACATAAGCATTAAAAACTTAAAAGCATATTATCCGGAAGGCGAGCTATTTATCATTAATGGCGAAATCATAGAGAATCCGGAAAGCTATATTCCTGCTGATTTTACTGTAGTTATAGTTACAGCTAAAGTACAGGGCGGTGGCATTGGTAAGTTTCTGGGATTCGTTGCCATGGTAGCAGTAATGGTTTATGCCGGCGCAGTTGCTGGAGGTGCCTGGGCATCATGGGCAGGAGCTGCCTTTAAAGCCGGTCATCTTGGCGCAGTATTAGCCGGTGCAGCAGTTGCAACTATTGGCGGCATGGTAGTTAATTCCATATTTCCACAACAAACAGCAGCATTAGCTGAATCGGAAAATAGTAGTCCTACATACGGATGGGATGTTCCTGCTCCGGCCAATGCAGAGGGTAATGTTGTAGGAATGACTTATGGCGAATGTATACCACAAGCGCAGGTGTTAACTCAGCACGTAGAAACCTGCAACGGCAAACAATATTTGTGCCTATTGCTTTGCGGTGGCCAAGGTCCTATAGATAGTATTTCCAATATTAGAATAGGCAATAATGCAATCGGCAATTATAGCGATGTTCAGATAGAAACAAGATTAGGTACCAATGATCAGGCTCCTATAAGCTTTTTTAATAACAATCCTATAGACCAGTATGTTAGCCTTGAACTGGACACAAGCTCTCCTCTGATTCAAACAACGACCTCTAAGAGTGCTACATCCTTGGAAGTTACCATGACATGGCCCGGTGGTCTGTACAAGATTAACGATGATGGGAACTACGAAAATACAACAGTAAAAATGTTGTTGGAATATCGTATAGCTGGCACAAGCGCTTGGACAACTTGGCTTAATACCTGGAATGTTACCAATAATACGAATAGTGAGCTTAACCAGTCAGTGAGAATATCAGGATTAGCGGCTGCACAGTATGAAGTAAAAGTTACCTTGATAGAAAGAGATACCAGCAGCAGGGCGGCCACAATTACAAGATGGACATTATTGACCACCTACGATAATGGTGCTTATAGCCGTCCGGGCAAAGTCTTAGTAGGCTTACGGATACTTGCTACCAATCAGCTTTCTGGTGGTGTGCCAAGTATTAACTGGCGTCAGCGAAAAGATAATGTTTGGGTATGGAACCCATATAACAGATGCTATGAACGTAGAAGCGCTGATAATCCAATCTGGGTAGCTTATGATATCCTTCACAGATGCGATAGGCTTTTGAATATTAATACTGGTGGTTATGAATTTGTTGTTAATGGCTGTGCAGTCTCCCGGTTAACAAAGTATTGGGACCAGTGGGTAACGGCGGCTGCTTATTCTGACGGCCTAGTAAATAACCAGAATGGCGAACAAGAGAAGCGGTTCATGTTTGATGCTTTTTATGATACATCCCAAAAGAAGATAGCGGCGGCTCAAAAGGCTGCCAAGGTTGGCCATGCCACAATACTTAAGCATGGTAACGATTTGGGCATCGTAGTTGATATGCCTGGTGACATAACCAAGATATTTGGAGAGGGCAGAACTACGGCTGAAAGCGTTTCCGGATTTTTCACAGGGAGCGATGAACGTGCCAGAGTTCTGGAAATAACTTATAACGATAAGAACGATGACTATAAGAATACCAGGTTCTTATGTCGGAGTAACAATTGGCTGGAAGATGACCGGGAGAATGATCCTACTC